TCAACCGCAGTTGCAGTTGGGTATGTATCCTGTCGATGACCCTCAAGGTGTGCGCGACCCACGTCCTGACCGCAGCTATTGGTCGTCTGGTACGACAGGCTTGCAGATTGTGTTGGGCAGTAGCACTGACATCAACGCGCAAGGCTTTCAGGGTGAAGGTAGCCGAAACACGCAATGGGGCTGGAACCCTGTTGGCGGGTCTAAGTTTTTTGATGACGCGCTGACGCCAAACAACTTGGCATTGGTCGTTGAAATTGGTACAGTAACGGTAGTCACAACGTAAGGAGCCGATCATGGCAAAAATGGATAAGGCCGATTTGGCCCAAGACAAAAAGATGATTAAAGCCGCTGTGGGCAAGCATGAGAAAAACATGCACCCCGGCAAGACCCCCACCAAACTTCGCGCTGGCGGCAAGACCAACAGCGACATGTTGAAGATGGGCCGTGGCTTGGCCAAGGTCGCCAACCAAAAAGCACGAGGCTAATCATGGCTACTTCCAAACAACCCAAAAAAGTGGCAACCGTCACGGTTGGTCAAGAGAGTGCTAAGAAGTACTTGAAGGACACGCCTGAGACAATCGCCAACGTGCGCAGTCAAGAGTACAAGGGCACCAAAACCTCGGGCATCAAAATCCGTGGTACTGGTGCAGCTACTAAGGGCGTGATGGCCCGTGGACCAATGGCCTAAACATGACATACGACGAACTTGTTGCAGCCGTAACAGACTACACAGAAAACACCGTTCCCACGGTGAACATGAATACGTTCATCACGCAAGCTGAACAACGTATCTACAACTCTGTGCAGTTCCCCTCGTTACGTAAAAACGTGACGGGCGTGCTTACGGCCAACAACAAGTACTTGTCGTTGCCGGGCGACTTCTTGTCCACCTACTCGCTGGCCGTCATCGACGCTACCGGCGCGTACGAGTACTTGCTCAACAAAGACGTCAACTTCATCCGTCAGGCATACCCAAACCCAACGGATACCGCCATCCCAAAGTACTACGCGCTGTTTGGCCCAACCACGACGAACGACGCAACTCCTGTTATCACGGACGAGCTTTCAGCAATCCTTGGCCCAACGCCAGATGCTGCGTATAACGTCGAGCTGCACTATTACTACTACCCCGAGTCAATCACTGTGGCTGCTGACGGCCGCACATGGTTGGGTGACAACTTTGACAGCGTCCTGTTCTACGGCACGCTCGTTGAAGCCTATACCTACATGAAGGGTGAGCAAGACATCATGGCGTTCTACAACGCCAAGTACCAAGAAGCGTTGTCGATGGCTAAACGTTTGGGCGATGGTCTGGAGCGCGGCGACGCGTACCGTGATGGGCAAACCAAGATTAAGGTGACCTCATGAGTCTCGCCCAAGGCGCTACCAACACATTCAAGATCGGGCTGCCTTCGGGCACCTTCGATTTCAGCACAGACACGTTCAAGATTGCGCTGTACACCGGCGCGGCAGATATTGGCTACGACACAACCGCATACACCACCGGCATGACCGGAGAGGTTGTAGCCGCAGGCTACACCGAAGGCGGCGAAGTGCTTACCGTCACGCAAGTTCCAACGATCGGAACGCAATCAGGCAACGCCACGGTGTATTTGTCTTTTGAGAACGTCACTTGGACTTCTGCACTGACTGCGCGTGGCGCGTTGATCTACAAGTCAGGTTCAGGCAATCCGAGCGTTTGTGTTCTTGACCGCATCTCCTGATAGGACCTCGACATGAACATCGAAAAAATCCACGGCGGCGGTGTGTTCACCGTACAGTGCCACGACAAAGACGGCAACCTCAAGTGGGAAGTCAAGCAACCTAACTTGGTTGTCAACGAAGGTCTGGCGTTCATGAACGACACGTTCTTCTCCGGCTCAGGCTACACCAAGTCTTGGTACTTGGGTTTGATTTCTGGTACAGCCCCGACTATTGCAGCAGGAGATACCTTGGCGTCTCATGCTGGCTGGACTGAAGTTCCTGTGTCCACAGGCTACAGCGGCAACCGCAAACCTTTGACTTTCGGCTCTTCTACCGAGGCGGACCCCGCAGTTATTACAAACCCATCCCCCGCTGTGTTCGGTATGCTGGGTACATATGTGGTATCTGGCGCTTTCCTTTGCACGGTTGATTCTGGTTCGTCCGGCACACTGTTCTCTGCTTCAGAGTTCGAGGCCCCCGGCGATCGTTCAGTTGTGTCAGGCGACACACTGAACGTGACTTATACCTTTGAACTCGCCGCTACCTAAACGGTGAGCTGAGTGTTCGGTGATGTAGCTTTTGCTGAGACCCCCTTCGCTGCCGAAAGCGGTGGGCGGGTGTTTTATCGTTTCATCACTGAGCTTACAACAGGTACAGCGACGCCAGCGGCAACCGCTGCTTTTAATGCAGCGGTTCTGGCAACAGCCACAGGTACAGACGCTGTTGCAGCTCTTCAAGACTTCATTGCATCTGTAGCAGAGACCACTCTTGGAACAGACAGCGCCGCCGCGCTACAGGACCACACCGCCTCGGTCGTTGCTACTGCTCTCGGAGCAGACATGTTAAACACAAATGCAGATTTGAACGCGTCGGTCGTTGCTACCGCGTTGGGCGAAGCCGCTGTGTTGGCGTATGCCACCTTCATTGCAGTTGCATCGGCTGGTGCGCTTGGTGTTGACGAAGTGACTCGCCGCTTGTTGTGGGAAGTAATCAATGACGTGCAAGCTCAGAGCTGGCAAAATATCAGCAATGCAGAGTCTGCTGGATGGGGCAATGTGAGCAACGTGCAACCTCAGAGCTGGTCGTCTGTAAAGACGCAGACGTAAGGAATAAAAATGGCAATCGTAGTTAAAGACCGTGTCAAAGAAACAACCGCCACTACTGGCACAGGTACTCTCACGTTAGCTGGTGCTGTTGACGGTTATCAGGCTTTCTCCGCTATCGGCAACGGCAACACCACGTACTACGCCATCGTTGACGTAAACGCCGGTACTTGGGAAGTTGGTACAGGCACATACTCCTCGTCGGGTACAACCCTGTCTCGAACTACTGTGTTTGAGTCAAGCAACAGCAATAACTTGGTTGACTTTGGTGTGGGCACTAAGGATGTGTTTGTCACATACCCAGCCGAACGAGCCATCTACGAAGAGCCCACAGGCAATACGATCATTGATGGTGGCCCGCTGACTGTTGTGGGTACCGGAGTTACGGCGTACACCAGCTTCTCCGCTGTCTTGGCTGAGATGTACGGCAACGTGGATTCGTTTGCGCAGTTGTACACCCAGAACTTGAATGATGGTTCCTCAGCATCCGCTGACCTTGTTGCGTACAACGACTTAGGCGATGGCCTGACAAACTTCGTAGACATGGGCATCAACAGCTCAAACTACACGTCAGTTGACTACCCGATATTCACACCCAACTCTGCTTACCTGTTCAACGATGGTGGCGAGATGTTTGTCGGTAGTGCAACGGATGACTTGGTGTTGTTTGCAGGTGGTGTTGACACAACCGATGAAGCTGCGCGAATCGACAAGACGACCAAAGCATTGACCACTGTTGGCGATGTAAACGTTGGCGCTGATCTTGATATTGTTGGCGCAGCCACATTTGGCTCAACCGTTTTACTAGATCAAGACCCAACTCTAGGTTTGCAAGCGGCTACCAAGCAGTATGTTGACTCTGCGGTGTCCACTGGCTTTGTGGTCCACGCAGCTTGCCGCGCAGCAACTACAACAAACTTGGCGACGGTGTACAGCAACGGGTCGAGCGGTGTCGGGGCTACGTTAACAGCGGACACAAACCGTGAGTTCACAACACTTGACGGAGTTACAGGTTGGTCGCTCGGGCAGCGCATCTTGATTAAAAACCAGACGCTGTCTTACGAAAACGGTATCTACACGTTGACTGACGCTGGCTCGACTGGCGTGTCTCCTTGGGTGCTGACCCGCGCTACCGACTTTGATACCGTTGGTGCTGGTGAAGTGGCTACAAACGCGTATGTGTATATCACTGCGGGTTCCACAAACATCGGCTCCTCATGGATTCTGTCTCAGACGGCGGCTATTACGATCGGTACAACCGCGCTCCCATTTGACTTGTTTGCACAGCCTGTAGCTTACTCCGTTGTTGCACCGTTGGACTTGACAGGTACTACGCTGTCATTGACAGGCACAGTCGCAGCTACGAACGGCGGCACAGGCACGGCTACGGTAACGACAGGCGACTTGCTGTACGGCTCAGGCACAAACACATGGGGCAAGCTGGCCGCTGGTGCAGGCTATAAGTCTTTGGTGATGAACGCTGGTGGTACTCAAGTTGAGTGGAACGCTGTTGCCTTGAACCAATCTGGCTCCGTGTCTGGTGCTCTCCCCGCTACAAATGGCGGTACAGGCCAAAGCACTTACACCACAGGCGATTTGCTCTACTCGAGCGCGTCAAACACGTTGAGCAAACTGGCCGGAAACACCACGACGACCAAAAACTTCCTGACGCAAACAGGCGGCGGCGCGGCATCGGCAGCTCCTGAGTGGGGTACGATTTCTGGCTCCGATGTGAACGGCTCGGTCG